TTACCTTTAGCAGGTGCTTTACCTTTGCCTTTTTTAGCTTGGTATGCTTTTAGTCCTGCTGGTACTTCACCTTCAGACATTTTCTTTTCAGTTAATGCTGCATACAATGCTGCTTTAATGTTTTCAACTGCCATTGGATTGTCACCGCCGGCTGTTGCTGGGTGTGTTTTTTTCTTTTTGTGTAAGTCATCGCCATCTGGAATAACAGCACTTAAATCGCTATACTGCTCGTCTGGCTCATTAGCGTAGTCGCCTGACGCTTCAGTTTCCATCTCTTGTGGAGCAGCTACACCTGAAAGAGATGCTATTCTTGCAAGCTCCATCTGACTGTCCATGTCTTTGCCTTTAACTTTAATAGTGTAAGTACCTTCGTCGGCCATATCTTCAAAATGCTTATTTACTTCGTCATCATCTTCTTGATCCATTGCAGTAAACTCGTCATCTTTATGCTCGTCATCATCTTCATCACCATCTTCATCATCTTCATCGTATTTGTCAATATCGCCTGTGACACCTGCCATACCGGTATTGTCGCACTCGTCGCAGCCTTCGCCTTCGCATGCTGGACACGGATCATCTTCTAATCCGCCTTCTAATTCCATCTCGCTAGCATATGATTCGTCTTCGCCGCCGTCTAAATCTGCAACCGCAGGAAGATTCATTTTGTCGTCATCGTGATCATGTTCTGGCTTGCCCATAATGCCTGACAAACGTTCCATATCCATACGTGGCGACATCATTGCATCGCCTGCTGGAGCTGCATCGCCTAGACCTGCGTTTTTCATCATATCTAACAAATCAGCTACATGTTCTTTGCCGCTTGCATTCATTGATACGTTTACTGTTACTGGATTACCTTTGTCCATCTCTGGAGCCATTGCAGGTGGCGTCATTCCCATAGGTCCTTCGGCCATTCCACATTCTTCGATGTGATCCATTGATTCAATTAATTTCTTCATATTCATAATTTCAGCCTCCTACAACTGCTTTAGTATTTTCTGTGTCACCAATGTCTGTTGACTCTCCAACTGGAGCGCCTTCAGCACCACTGTGTTCATTTTCTTTACGCACAGTTTCTAGTTCTTTTAAAAGACTCATTACTCTGTTCCCACCTACATGAACTTGTGCGCCTGGATCAGATTCTTCCATGTCTTCTTTAGTTAACATAGCTTCGTATGGTGCATCGTCTTTGATTGCTTGATACTCTTCTCTAGGATCACCTAAATTGCGTACAATTACGTATGCTTGATCAATATCGCAGCAATTACCAATGTATGCTTGTAATACTTGCGGTGTGGTTGGGTATTCGACACTAAGTTCAAAGTATGTAACTTCCATATTTGTTAACTGTGGAAAGTCTAGTGGACGTTCTTGTATTGGTGTTTTCTTACCGGAAGTTAGATTACTAGCTCCATACTTCTTAAGTATTGTTTCTATTGTGTCTTCAAATCCTTCTGGTAAAGGTCCTGCAACACCAATTTTAAATTGATAAGTCTTTTTAGACTCTGTTAGTACTGTTGTAAATGATCTCATTGCGCAATGATCCCTGTTCTATATGTATTATTTATCTTTATCCAAGCCTTTGAGCTTTTCTAAAAGGCTATTTCTATCAGTAACAACATATCCAGCGCCGTTGACTATATCGCCTTCGCCGCTTACTTTGCCGTCGTTGTCCTGCTTTTGCTTTTTGAGTTGTAGCTCAACTACTTTTAATTTATTATTAAGTTTAGCTACTTTAGCATCTAAACTAGTTTTAAGCAGTCCACCGGCAGTTTCAAATACTCTGCCACTGTAACGACTTTCTACATTCATACCTAAATCCATTAAGTCATCATATGCTTGCATTGCTTTGTCGGCAATCTCATTAAGCTCGTCGTCTGCCATCTTACCTAAGCCTTTTATAGCAGGTAATGCACTAGCAATTTTATCAAACTCTTCTATGTCACGGAATGTTTCAACTACATTTGCCATTTCATGCTTTGCTTGTTCTGCTTCTTGAAATTGTGCTTCTTTTATAATTTCTTTTGAGTCAGGTAAATTTAGTAGGTCTTCTAATTTTTTAGTCATTTAAACTTTCCATTATATGCTACTATTATTTATCTTTTACGTCCAGTGTGAAAAATATCATCTTCAGTAACAATACGGAATAGTATTCCTTTTTGTTTACACCATGCTCTTGCAGCTTCCCACTTAGCTTGGTTAACTACATAATGTGCTTGATTGTGTTTGCTATTACCAAGGCGTTCTCGCATTGCTTGATTAGCAGGTTTAACTTCAATTAACTCTACACGTTTTTTAGTGCTTTTATCTGCATACGAAATAAAGAAATCAGGTACGTATACAGTTTGTTTACCGGTCAGTGGGTTGCGGTAAGGTATACGTACAGCTTCACTTGCCCATTGTTCTATAGCAGGATGTTCATCACAAAATTTCATAAAGGTAAATTCCCACCCTGAACGGTATGTAGGAACTTTGTTACCTATGTATTTTTTTGGATTTTTTAGATTAAATTTACCTTGCGCAAATCGACCCATATCATATTACAACGTTTCTTTGATCAAATAATTCAAACTGTAACGATTCATCTCTAAATCCTAATACACTAGTTTTTTCTCTATTAAAGTTAAGTATTTGTGCAACGATAAGACTTAGTTGTACGTCAGTTACACCTTTAAGTGTATCTATTAATTCCTGTACATTTAAATCATCAATTTTAGCTTGCTGTAGTAACACACTTGCTGTATTAATTGCTGATACTTTTTGAAATCCTCGTTTAAGAAAATACCCAATTACAGCATCAACTTCACTAGCATTATAACTAATTTCTAAATTATAAAAGTTGTTAAAAAACTCTGTAGTTATATCTTTATTTTCCATAATTAAGTTCCGCCTAAACCGTTAATTGCATTGGATGCAAGCTGTGTTAATTTCTGATCTCCTTTTGAAATCTTACTTGTTATTTGTGTAGTGTATGCTGCCTTTTGTGCAGTAGTGGAACTATTATATTCCGATAAACTTACATTAGGTATCGATCCACTAGCAAGCATTACTGGCATAATTTGACTAGTTTTAGCAGGAGACGCGAATGCTGCGCTTATTGCTGCGTTAGATAACGTTCCACTATTATTTGAAGTCGATGTGCTTGAAGATTGCAAGTTCATTGTGTCCGAAATAGGCAATTTGTTTTGCGATAACATATTAGTTACCAAGCCGCCAATTACTCCTGTTGCAACTTGCTTGAGAATATTTTTACTAGAACTGTTTCTGTTTCCGAATGCTTTGTTTAAAAGTGCTGACGTACCTAACCCAATTAGTGCAGGTAGTAACCCTTTACTTGTATCTATATTACTGTTCATCGAATTGTCTAAGTATCCACTTGGACTTGGAGTTACATCATAACCTATACTTGCATCTGCAAACCCCGAAGGAGGTTCAAAAATAGATGAGCCGCTACTATATTGTACAGCTTCATAAGCAATACTTATTGAATTTTCGTTAAAGTCTGTGCTACTACTTTCAACACTTCCGTGATCCCATGCAGTTAACAGCGGATTGACTAATGTGTATGCTACCCAATCCCTACGTGCTAGTTGGTAAATTGTAATGCTTTTAAAGAATGGAGTTGTTTTTTCGTTGTTAAGTCCGTAGTTTGGAACTTTAAGCATGTATTTGTCGCGAGACCCATATGCACCGTAGTCACCAGTAGTAGTTTTATTAGCGTCTGCGAAATAATATCGGTAATAATCTTCTAATAATGCTCTTGTAACACCAGTGTTATCATCATGAAATGTAATTCTACAGTCTTGATAATCAAGTCTAGTTTGTACATTTTTCTTACGATTATATTGTTGTTTGTTTTCTACGCTTGCTCTAAAGCTGGGCAAGTCTGCTGATTTAACAAGTACGCCTAATTCTTTTTGAAATCTAAATGTGTTTGAATTTGCATTATTGCCCACTTCTTGATTAGGGTCAAATCTAACATGATACATATACTTTGTTTTAGGAGCAAAAGCAAAATTATGTTGTGTATAGATTTGGTTTGCATGACGTGCGTCACGTAAACTTGTGTCTGCTGTTAAATTAAATAGGAATGCATCTTTTAAACTCATACTAATATTTATCCTTCCGCATTAACCTTGTATATAAAGAAAAGCGAGAATTGAATTAACAATCCTCGCTTTCTATATGAAGTGCCAACTTTAACTAACTGTGTTAGCCAGTAACTGTGGTTCCACCAGTAGCTGAGTTTACAGCTCTTGTAACTGCTTCGCCAATGCCTTCGAACGACTCGTCTGATCCAAACTGGATAGCGTTGTCGTAACGAATACTTAGTGTAGTTGTTACTGCTTCGTTAGTCGCATATGCTAGTGAATTGTAGTTTGCAGATTCTAAATAACAACCAACTAATTGGAAGCGATCAATTACATTTGCTCCATTAGCGCCGTTACCACCATCTAGAATTTCAATTCTAGTTTGGAACTTGTAAGTACCACTTGACACTGCACTTGACTGTTCGAAGAAATCGAACTGCTTTTGTAGCTGCTGTCCAACAACTTTTTGTACGTTGTTGTTTGCATCTTCGCGTAGTGTTAGTGTAATTGGTTCCCATGTGTGCTTACCTGCAAGATATGTTCTGCTGTTGTAAGCTTCAATTGTCATTTGTTCAAAACTAATGTTTGGACGAGTTACGTCTACTACTTGTCTTGAAACTTCTCTTGTACCGTCTGGACCACCAGTAGTACCAAAACTATCTAGTAATACTCTAAAGCGATACTGTAACTTTGGCATCAATAATGATGAGTTGGATCCAGCACCTTCTGTAGGTACACTGATGTTTTGTAATGTTGTAATTGGCATTTGTATTCTCCTATACAGTATTTATGCTTGAATGAACGGGGAACTTTCCCCGTTCATTATATGCGCATATTAACCTAGTGCTGCAATTTCGCCTGTGTTCTTAATTCTAAGCGGTATGTATATAAACTCAATAGCTTTTACTGGTTCAATAGCAATATCTAAGTATAGCTCGTTACGGTCTATTCTTGCTGGTGTGTTGTTACTTTCATCACACACAACTAGGAAGTCGTAAAGTGCTCTTAGTGCTACTAATTCTAGTAATAGCGCATCAGCTGCTGCTTTAACTTGATCTCTTGTGATCTTGTCATTTGGCTCAAACAAGTATGGTTTGGCTAACAACTCTAGCTGTCCACGTAAGTATACAGTTAGACGCGCTACGTTAACACGATCTAATGCACTTGCATTTCTTGCACGAGTCTTTTGTCCAAATACTACAAGTCCTGCACCACTAATGAATGTGATTGGATTAATTGCATTTGAATAAAGTGTATCACGCTGTCCAGTGTTTAATGCTACTGACTTAAATTCGCCTGTGCTAGTAATATAACCTGAACTTGTAGCATTACTTACACCACCACGTCGTGTTCCTGCTGGTGCAAACCAAGGGAAAGCAACCTGATCGTTTAGTATGATAGTACGTAGTGCCATATGACTTGCTGGAACAACAATGTTATTTCCTGCGTTATCACTTGTAAAGCCTGAACCATAATACATAGCCATGTACTCGTCGTAGCTAACTGCGCCATTGTCGTTATCTTCTAGTGCTAGTTTAACGTTAGTTGCCCATTCATTTAATGAAGTTGCATCTGGTGTTAAACGGAATGGTGTATCACCAACAACAAACCCAGTTAAGCGTCTATCATAGTTTAGTGTGATCATTTCACCAATTAGCTCTGGATAACCTGGAGCAGCTAACAAGTTAAACTGACGACTTTCTTCGTCACGTATTTCTTGGTTGCTATTAACAAGTGCTTGTAGTGCTTGTACAACACTCTTACGCTGTGCATGACGTCCGAAGCTGCCTGAACCGTCTTCTTGATTACCTGAATCAGTAACCCAACGATGTGGGTAGTAAGCTGCCATCGAAGCACCTGCATCAACACCGCCTTGGCGAATGTTTTTAGCAGTTACGTCTACGTAAGTGCGCTCAAAACGCTTAACGTTAAATCCACTCTTACGCAAGTTCCATAACAACATACCTTTTGGATATAATGCTGGATCCGGAGCATCAGTGTCTACAAAGTCACTTATAAGCAATTCTGCAATAGTTGCAATTGGTGCATCTGTTGCTGTTCCGCCATCGTTGCCTTGACGTGCATCTGCAAATAGTACACCATTTTCTGTAGTTTGGTCTGCTTTATCAAGTAGTATCCAAGCTGGTGTTGCTAGTGCTGAATTCCATCTGTAAATTGCTGGATAGTTTTCAACGTCTGCTGTACTAATCCAAATATCGCCATTTACAAGTGCAGTTAGATCTGACTGTGTAGTTGGTGCTGTTGCTGCAACTTGTGGACCATCTGGACTAGTGCCAGTGTATGGACTTGAAGGTGTACTTAACCCAGAAGCTCCTACGTAGTTAAGTCCAACAAAGTCGTCACCGTTATGTACTAAAATATCAACTTCATCAGTAACACTGTTGTACCATAATTGCTTGCTTGTTGCTAAACTTAATGGAACTGTTCCTGATGCTGTATATACTAGTGGCTTCCAGTTTGAAGCTACTAAACCAGTTGCATCTGGACTAACATATAAGTTAGCTACTGTTGCTGCTGCAAAACCAAATCCTGCTAGACCATCATCTGTATCAACAAACTTAATCTCTCCGCCTAGTTTATGCTGAATTACAACTTTGTTAGCTGCATCAACTAGTGCTACAATATTAACTAAACCTTTAGCATTAATTGCTGCTGCTAGTAATTCTGAGTCTGCACTCGAGCCAAGTGTTGTAACACTTACTGTTACAGCCGCTGTCATTGCTACTACATTAGCTTTTGATTCTGATACTGTAAAAGTATAAGTAGCTGCTGTAACGCCTGCTGCACCAATAACTGAACCTGTAACAATAGTTGCTCCTGCTGCTGCTCTTGAATAAACTTTATAGTTTCCAATTGGATTAACACTCTCGTTTACATTAACTTTTGCATAAAGTGCGCCAGCTAGTAAGTTTGTGCCATTACCTGTTTTATCAAGTCCAAAAAGTGCGCCTTCTGGAGTAGTATAAATTGGTGTTGTTACAGATGACCATAGCTGTGTAGCTGTGTTGTACTGCTTAACACTTAGTTTTGCTCCGCCATTTGGAGTAGTTGTTTTAATCCAAACACTTCCTGTTGGTGCTGAACTTGTATCTGCTGTTTTAAATGCAGGAACTGCTGTGTGTGCTGCTGCTTCTATTCTAGCCGAACTGTACGTACCTGCAACTAGTCCTAACGCTGCTAACAATGCTGTGCCAGTTCCGTCTGCAAGTGCAATTCTACCATTTGCTGTGCCAGCGCCTGCGCCGTCACTATCACTAGTAGCGTCTGCATAAAATTCAATCGAACCATCAACTTGTGCTGCTGTTACACCTGCAATACCTGCTGCGTTAACAATTGCAACATATTGTGCAACAGTTGTTTCAGCCCCAGTAAATGGAACATCAGTAGTGTTAATAGTAATTGAATGACTGCCTGCACCGTTTGCTGTTAGATCTGGATTTACTGTTGTGCCGCGTGTTGCTGCGTGGCTTGCTTTCCAAGCGTTGCTGCCTACTTCTACCCAAGTACCTGCGTTAGTTGCTCGTTGAGCAGTTGTACCGTAGCCCGGTGTCTTGTAATACAAACGGTTCATTGTGTCGTTTGCGTCAATTGCATAATCGCCAATTGCACCAATTGATGCTTTTGGTACGCCGCCTGCAACGTTACCAACTAAGTCAGTTGTTTCTGTAAGTACTCTTGGAGTTTGAGCTGTAAATGTTTGACCGCCTACAACGTTAACGCCTGCGCCATTCCATTGTAGGATACCGTAGTTACTAGTCGAAGTATCAAACCAATATGCGCCATTAGCTGGTGCGCCGCCTGGTGCTGTTGCACTTGCAGTAAGTTCTGATGTGTCTAGGTCTGCACGAACAACATATGCACGATTCGAAACGCCTAATGCAGAATAAGCAGTTTGTAAACCGTATTCATTAAGCTCTCCGCCGTGGATCATATTGCCGTTGCTGTCACTGTAAAATAACGGATCGCCAAATGTCTCACCAAGCTCGCGCTGACTAGTGATCAAATATGGTTTGCCCGCATTTGCTTTTATTGTACCTGTTGCTGTTCCTGTGCCACTACTTTTAGTTTTATTACTAGCTGTAGCAACAAAGATCATAGGTACCGTTCCAGCGGCTGCTGGTGTATAGAAGCTTTCGTCGATTACGTTGACTTCTACGCCTGGTGATACTAATGCCATGTTGTTTCTCCTGTTGGATGTTAGTGTTCTCTATACAGTATTTATTACATTCGGAATAAAACACCTATCGAATGCCTACGAAAAAGGTATCGAAAAGGTGAGCTAAATACAGTATGAGACCTTTATGCACATGTGGCCAACGTCCAGCAGCAATAAACTATAAAAAGAATAATAAAACTTACTATCGCAGACTATGTGAAACGTGTTTACGAAATGGTGTGGGACACGGGATACCGATTTGGAAACAGCGCGGCTATGAAAAGAAAAGTGTTTGTGAAAAGTGTAGTTTTAAGTCAAAGCATGAAGAACAGTTTAATGTGTTTCATATCGACGGTGATTTAAAGAATTGTCGTCCTAATAATTTAAAGACAATATGTGCCAACTGCCAGCGCATTACTCAAAAAGAAGGCATACGCTGGAAACAGGGAGATTTAACTCCTGACTTCTAAATAACTCATTAACTGGTCTAAATTAAACTTTAACTCTTCTAATGTGCCGTTATTGTCAATTGTAAAATTAGACATCCATTGCTCTAAGCTCATCGAGTCAGTAGATTCAGCTTCTAGATGTATACTGCGATCAACCCAAATACAGTAATCAAATACGCCAGTGTTCTGCATTGCAAAGAATTCACGTTTGTTGCGTAGCCCACAATAAATATCGTAAGCTTCAAACATCTCTCTGCCTAGAGTCGCTGCATCAGGAACATTATAATCACAAATAGCATTATACCATTCTGCTCTGTGATTATGCCTGTCAGCATAACACTCTTCCTCATTAACGTATCCATACTTGTCCTTTAGATCATTGTATATAAATTGTAGACTACAAAACTTTGAACTGCTTTCAAAAGTGTATCCGTAATGGTCACGTAGCATTTCACACACAGTATCTTTACCATGTCGTCCATGACCTATTACTAATAACTTGGGTTTGTTCATCTAAATCTCCTAATGTTTAAATATATTATACATTAAAAATTATGCGATGTCAACCGTTAATCGTAGTGTCCGCCTAGTACAGCAACAGTTGCTACTTCTTCATCTAATATTTCTGCTTCTCTTATTTTGTATGCTGCTTCGAATCCACGTTCGTATATATCTAAGCATTGAGACTCGTTATTCCACAGTCGTTTAAAGTAACTAGTATAATAGCTTTCAACAGTTTCATCGGATTCTTGTTTTGGAATTAGGTGACCTTTAACTAACCAAAAGTATCTGTTAGCTTCTTTTCTTACATACGGTGAACACATTAGCTTCTCCTACTGTACTTGTATTTACAACAAGAGTAGAATGTTAGCGTAAACTTTGGTAGTTTTTAGCCGATTGTAAAGCCGTAGCCTACGCCACCGGCGACTGCCATTGATACTTCAACTTCTAGTTTTTCCATCTCAGTCTGTGCTTCTGCTTTTAGCGTGTCGCCATTAAGCGTTGAGCCGCCTTGTGGACCTGCAATTGTAGCAAACTTTGAACGTGCTTCGCCTAACATATACTTACAACTAGCTAATGTATAATCTTTAATCCATTGTACTGCTAGATAGTCATTTAGCAATTCGCTGTCGGGGCGATAGTTATAGCAGTAAAGTAATAGTTCTTCTTCTGCTCTAGGACGCTGTAGTAGTGTAAGTCTTTTACTTGTATTATTCCACTTAAATTCAATAAAGCTACCAAACATTCTGCCCACTAGTTCTTGGTGTTGTGCAAACATATCGTATGTTGCTAGTCCACCTAGCTTTGAGCCAGACAACAAATATGTATTTGTGTATGCAGCATTAAACGGTTCAAATACACTGCCACTCGATCCGCTGCCTGCACGTGAGCCAATACTACTGCGATACATTTTACGAACTTCCATTACTTCATTTGGTAATACATAATCGTTTTGATCTATAACAGTTGTTAAAAACATATAGCTTTCTTCAACTGCATGGTCACTTCGCATTCTATAACGTGTTAATGCTTTTGTTAAGCCAGTTTGATAATGTATAGGATCAAGTTCAACATCAACCATGCCTCCACCGAGGAATGTGTTAACATAATCGTATACTTCTTGTTTCTGTGTCGCTAATGTCATTATGAAGTTCTCCATTAGTATTTATCGTTCACGATAAATATGTATAACAATAGGAGAATGGTTATCCCTCGCTTATCACTATACAAACCGGAACGCGGTAATGATTATTATTTCTTGGACAAGCAAATCCTGGAAATGTTTACTATCGGCGGAACTGATATTAACATTCATAAGTTTCTCGGTGCAGAAAATCCTGATGTAGGTTCAGGCACTGCTGATCAACCTACATACGATGCTGTAAAAGAAACTAATATACAAGACTTACTATTTTTAGAAAATAGAGATAGGAAGTATGATCCAGACGTATATAGTATGCGTGGCATTTACAACGTTCAAGACATTGACTTTGATTTATCACAGTTTGGATTGTTCCTAAGTAATGATACACTGATGTTAACCATTCATATGAATAGCAGTGTTAAAACATTAGGCAGAAAGATCATGAGTGGCGATGTAATTGAATTGCCGCACCTAAAAGATGAATATGCTCTTAATGATTATAAAGTTGCACTTAAACGCTTTTACGTTGTGGAAGATGTTAATCGTGCAGCAGAAGGATTTAGTCAAACTTGGTTTCCACACTTATATCGCTTAAAATTAAAGCAAATATACGATGGACAAGAATACAGCGAAATATTAGACTTACCAGCAGAAGAAGGTAGCAACGACACATTACGTGATATGCTTTCAACCTATGAAAAAGAAATGCAAATTTCTAATGCTGTAGTTGCACAAGCAGAAGCAGATGCTCCTAAGAGTGGATATGATATAAACCATTATTACTCTATTGCTACAAATGATGATGGTAGTATTGCATTGCAATCGGTAGACGATACTGATATAGATGTAAGTAATTTATTAGGGGTCGATGCAGTTAGTGCCAAACCTGATAGAGCTGGTTATTCAGGATACTTAGTAGGCACAGGCGATATAGCACCTAATGGCGCTCCGTTTGGATTCGGAATACAATTTCCAACTAATAATGAAGACGGTGACTTTTTTCTACGCACAGACTTTTTGCCAAATAGAATGTTCCGTTATGACGGCTCACGTTGGGTTAAAGTACAAGACGATATTAGAATGTCACTAAGTAATACACTTGAGAGACAAACACAGAAATCTAGCTTTATTAACAATACTAAAACTAGTACCATCGATGGCGAAACAGTCACTGAAAGACAAAGTCTTTCTAAAGCACTTAAACCAAGAGCGGATAATACATAATGCAACATTTTTATGATGGACAAGTAAGAAGATACCTTACGCAGATGATGCGTATTTTAGCAAACTTTCCTGTACAAGACGGAAAAGGTGTGCAGAAAGAAGTGCCTGTTACTTATGGTGATTTAACTCGCCAAGTAGCAAACATTATTAGAGATAACTCAGAAAACAAGTTGCCTAGTGCGCCTCGTATTGCTGTTTACTTAACAGGATTAGAGTTAGACAAAGACAGATTAACTGACTCAACATATACACGTAAAACTAATATTAGAGAACGTGCATACGATACAGATGCCGGAGAGTATTTAAATACCCAAGGCAAGAACTATACAGTTGAACGGTTAATTCCTACTCCGTATATGATGCGATTAAATGCAGACATATGGACATCAAACACTGATCAGAAATTACAGTTGTTAGAGCAAATACTTGTATTGTTTAATCCAAGTTTAGAAATGCAAACTACTGATAACTTTATTGATTGGACTAGTATTAGTGTTGTTAATTTAGAAAACGTAACATGGTCTAGCAGAAGTGTTCCTGTTGGTATTGATAGTGAAATAGATATTTGTACAATTACATTTAGTATTCCTATATATATTAGTCCGCCTACTAAAGTGCGCAAGATGGGTGTTATTACAAATATTATTACAAGTATGTTTGACGAAACTTTAGGAACAATCGAAGGCGGTGTAAGCAAGCCTGTACTAAATGCATACGATGATGTGCCAAGGGCAGGAGTTGCCGAAGGTGATTTTGGCAGAGTAGCGCAATCTGATACGGCAAAACAAATGGCAAATGTTAATTACGCTACATGGGGTGCATTTGTTGATGGAAATTCTGTACAATTGTTCTCAAATGGAATAGTTGGTAATAAAAATTGGAGAGAAATCTTCGAAGCACTTCCAGGTATGTATGCAGCCGATGTAAGTCGTGTATACTTTACTAGCCAAGACAATGCAAGCACGGTTACAGGCACGTTTACACTAAGTCCGTTTGATGAAGGCAAGATATTATTGAACTGGGATTCTGACAGTTTTCCAAGCGACACTGTAATAGTAGGCAGGACTAGCATTGACTATATTATTGATCCAACTAATTACAACCCTAGTGCAATTAAAACAAGTGGAGTACGCTTATTACTATTAAATGACGTCGGAGATGCTACTGCTACTCAATCACCAGTTGCGTGGCAAAACACAGATACAAGTGCAACAGTTGCAAGTGCAAATGATATTATTGAATGGAACGGTACTAAATGGAATATTGTGTTTGATGCAAGTGCTGCAACAGCAGTTACATACACTACTAATTTAAATACAAGTGTGCAATATAGGTTTAATAATAACGAATGGTTATTAAGTATTGATGGCGATTATCCAGTTGGAACATGGCGAGTTGAACTAGCAGGCTAATTATATGTATGAACAATATGATTATTTGCAGTGGAGCACTGTTTTACACCTTAGATACAAATAGATTTTTATTCCTTCACAGAGCGCAAGGTAAGCGTAATAATCTGTGGGGACTTGTCGGCGGCACTAACGAAGGTGCCGAAACTCCGTGGGAAGGGTTACAGCGAGAAATCCAAGAAGAAATCGGCCAACTTCCTGATATTAAAAAGACACTTCCTTTAGAAAGCTTTATATCCCCTGATAGTAAATTTTATTTCCATACTTATTTGTGTGTAGTACAAGAAGAATTTATTCCTAAACTTAATATCGAACACAATGGTTATGCATGGTGTAGTTTTACTAAATGGCCAAAACCATTACATCACGGATTGCGCAACACACTTCAAAGTAAAGTTAACTTAACTAAATTAGAAACTGTTTTCCAAACAATTAATTTACTTGACAAATAACCTAAAAGATAGTATAATAACATTATGAAAGTATTAGTTCTCGGCGATGTAATAATCGACAAATATATCTATGGAACTTCAGAACGATTAAGTCCTGAGGCTCCTGTGCCAATTGTTAAATACCAAAAGGAAGTTTGGACAATTGGAGGTGCTGGACTTGTTTACGAAAACTTAAAAAGCCTAAGCATTGATGTAACACTATTTAAAACCGAACAACCTAGTAGCATTAAAACTAGAGTAATTTGCGATGGACATTATGTTACACGCATTGACGATGATAAACATGCAGACAGTGCCGCAGTATTAGACGCTGTACAAGCAACTGATTTTACAAAATACGACTATGTTATATTAAGTGATTATAATAAAGGTGTACTAGATGAGTCACTTGATATAATTGAACACCTAAATGCATTTGGTTGTAAAGTAATTGTAGATCCTAAGGAACATGCAAATCATTATAAAGGCGCATGGTTAGTAAAACCTAACAACAGCGAATTTACTAAGTTTGGATTTAATGATTGGCAAGGTAATATTATTACAACCAATGCTGGTGGCAATGTTGTTGCAAGTATTGAGGATGAAGTATATAATGTGCCTGTTGAAGATGTAGAAGTAAGCGATGTTACAGGCGCAGGCGATTGTTTTTTAGCAGCATTTGTGTATGGCTTAACAAAGCAATACAATTACAAGCGTTGTATAGAAATTGCTGTTAAAGGTTCTAGAGAAGCAGTTAAACATGTAGGTACACACACGCTTACAGTAAGTGATCTCGAAGAACGCATAGTGTTTACTAACGGATGCTTTGATATACTACACACGGGTCACTTTGAGCTGCTAGCTGAAGCAAAATCACTAGGCGGAAAACTAATAGTAGGTATAAATTCGGATGAAAGTGTTAGACGATTTAAAGGTCCTAAGCGTCCTATTAATAACGTAAACAAACGTAAAAAGCAATTAGAATTATTACCTTGGGTAGACGAAGTAATTGTATTCGACGAAGACACTCCGTACAGATTAATTAAAGAGATAACTCCGCATGTTATTGTAAAGGGCGGCGATTACACAGTAGAACAGGTTGTAGGTCATGATTTGGCTAATGTACATCTTGTACCCACAATTGAAGGGTATTCGACAACACAGATTATAGAGGCAAGCAAATGACTAAAAAGGTTATCATCGACAATGTATTACATCCTGATATATTTAAAAAAATACAGGATTACATGTTAGGTACAGACTACAGATGGTATTTTAATGATACCGTTATTAACATAATAGAAGACATCAGCAGCTTTCAATTTGTACATCCAATACACGAAGGTCCTTTTGTAGATGATCCAGACGATTATCAGCTTGTTTATCCGTTATTACAAATTATACAACCACAATCAATACTAAAAATTAAAGCTAACTTGTTAACACACACTCCAGAAAATTTAGTTCATGGATTACATAATGATGTTATTGTACCAGGTGCATTAACTGCTGTTTTTTATTTAAACACTAATGATGGTTATACTTTATTTGAGGATGGTGACAAAGTTGAAAGTATTGAAAATAGACTAGTTATTTTTCCTGCAAATATTTCACATAGTGGCGCTAGTTGTACAGATAAGCAACGTAGAGTTGTAATTAATCTAAATTATATTCCGTGTCGCGATGATAAACACTGGCATGCATTAATGGACGAGCAGGATATTACATACAGAAATCATTGGGAGGAAAGAATGTCTATAGTTAATACGTTTCCTTACGATAAGGACGGAGTTCCAGTTAAATGAGAATATTAGTTACAGGAAACGAAGGATTTATTGGCAAGAATGTTGCAAGTTATTTGCAACAGCAAGGCCACGAAGTTGAAGGGTGGGAATGGCAACCTGGTATACTACCTAGCACAGAAGATTATGATTGGTGTATACATTTAGGTGCTATTAGTTCAACTACATATACTGATGTAAATCAAATACTAGAACAAAACTTTGAGTTTACTTTAAAACTTGCACAAGTATGCGAAAACTTTGGTACTAATTTACAATATGCATCTAGTGCAAGTGTTTACGGGCCAACTACACATTTTACTGAAGACGGTCCATTACTGCCACAAAGTCCGTATGCGTGGTCAAAATATTTGTTTGATAGATTTTTAAATCAGTACATAGATGAATTTGATATTAAAATACAAGGCTTCCGTTACTTTAATGTTTACGGCAAAGGCGAGGAAGACAAAGGCGCCCAAGCAAGTCCGTACACTAAGTTTACAAGCCAAGCAAAAGAAAATGGCGTAATTAAAGTGTTTGAAGATAGCAATAATTATCTTAGAGACTTTGTGTGTGTAGATGATATATGCAAACTACATGAAAAAATGTTTGACGTTGATCAATCAGGTATATTCAATGTAGGCACAGGCAATCCTGTAAGCTTTGAAACTGTGGCGCAGACTATTGCTAACAAGCATGGAGCATCTATAGAATATATACCGATTCCAGAAAACATAAAGTCACAGTACCAAAAGTACACCTGTGCAGACTTAACTAATTTAAATAGTGTAGTAGACATGCAGTGGACTAAGATAGAGGATTATATCAATGACAAACGACTATAACATAATTATTCCGTTCGGACCGTCAATATACGAAGCAGAATTAACCACTGAACAATTAGCATGGATACAAGATTATGCAGAAAAATCATCTAGTGGTAAACTAATAGACAATAATAATTTAGTCGGAAATATGGAAAAGCAGTTAGAACTACCATACGACGATTCCCGGGCTAACTATTTTATGGATTTATTAAATCCACATATTAAAAATTATATGAAATCTGATTATACAAGAAGTTATGATCTAACTAAAAATAGAGGGGGACTTGATTTACCAGATGAACCCAACTGGGAAACATTATCATATAACGTTGGTAGAGGTCCTTGGCTTAATTATATGCGAGCAAATGAATTTACTCCTATACATAAACATGCTGGAGTTCTTAGTGGTATTATTATGGTAAGTGTTCCAGAAGAAATATCTAAAGAATCAGAGACATATCCAATTAAAACAAATATACGATGTCCAGGACAGTTAGAATGGATACACGGAGAGTGGGGTTCGGGATCATTTAAGGTTGTTCCAGTAACAGGTAAATTTTATCTATTTCCTAATGCTCTACGGCATCAAGTGTATCCTTTTAAAAGCGATGTTGAAAGAATTACAATGAGTTGGAATATTTTTAATCCAACGTTTGCAGAATGACTCTAATAGAGGATTACAATAATGGAAAATAACGAACCAACTAGACTTAATGGAGTTGTACCTAAGGGGTGGGGCTACGAATTAATTTGGGCATCTACTGACAAGTACTGCGGTAAAATTATGTTCTTTGAAAAAGCAAATGCTAAATTTAGTATGCACTTTCATCGAGAAAAAGAAGAAACTTGGTTTGTAAATACTGGACTATTCAAAGTGCGCTGGATTGATACTTCTAATGCAGCATTATATGAAAAGAATTTAAAAGAAGGCGATGTATGGCATAATCCTCCATTACAACCTCATCAATTAATCTGCTTACAAGAAGGTTCTAGTATCACCGAAGTTAGTACTGCTGACAGTGTAGAGGATAATTATCGAGTTGCCCCAGGTGATAGTCAAAAAACTCAATACGAACCTGATCTAAATCCGGAAGATCAAGATGGTTGATATTTATTGGGGCGAAGATCCACTGTCAGCTGAAGGTTATATTGCACCTAAGTGTGTAATTGGGCTCGATCGTGATGGAGTTATTAATGTTGATCGCGGAACTTATACTTACAAAGGTACTGATTTTGAACCTATCGAAGGTAGTTTAGAAGCAGTTGCTAAACTCCGTAAACTTGGACATAAAATTGCAGTTATTACAAATCAAGGCGGCATTGAACACGGATTGTTTACTGAAGAAGATGTCGATGCATTACATCAATATATGTTAGAACTATTAGGTAAAGCAGGATGCCCAAGCATTGATGCAATCTATTATAGCGCAAGTAGTCATAAGAGCGATATGTATGCTAAACCTAATTTAGGTATGTTTAAAAGATGTCAAAAAGAACATCAGCATATTAAGTTTAACAAAGGTTATTATGTAGGCGACAAACTAAGTGATTTAAAAGCTGCTTATAAAATAGGTGCAACGCCTATACTAGTTCGTACAGGATTCGGATTAGAAACTGAACAACAATTAAACAAATTTACCTACCGTGACATAAAGAAAAAGACCATCGTATTTGATGATCTTAGTTCTTTTGCAGATTGGATAGAAGCGCATTAAGCCTGCGCTTCACCCCATTTCAGAATGATGTTAGCTGCAACATCAGTACCACTAATCTTATAAACGTTAATAGCTAATACGTCTGGACCATTTGGGAATGTTCCTCTGCCACCTAGTGGCGTATTAGTAAGTTCTTTCAACTGCGATAAGTCTAGTGTAGATCTTTCTCCAGGCACAGCAATGAATGAGAACACAGTTTCACCTGGTCGTGCAAACGGAGGGTCAATAACTGCGAATACTATGGTGCCGGAACCTTGCGTTAGCGTTCCTGTGAACGAGTTATTAAATGATATTTTATAATAACTCGTTCCAGCAAACGTTATATCTTCTACTAATGATATTTCACTACTAGCTGGGAAAGTAACTGTACTGCCTGTGCCAATAGCGTTGCCAGCAACGAGACCAGAAGCATTCCATTGGTTATAATCTAAATATGCAAAACTACCGTTTATTACTGTAGTGTCACGAGTAAACGTATAAACTGTTCCTGCTGCTTGGTTAGAAGTTGTACGTTTCGATATATCAACTCTAGATTCTAATTGGCCGTTGTACTGACTTGGACTGCCTATAGAATTTACTATTGTGCCAGACTGTATGCCAGCACCTGATACTGCATCACCTACCTGTATGCCTACTGAGTCAGGACCAATGCCGCCGTTACCGCCGATATCTTCCCAACGCATCCAGAGACCACTTGATTTTCGGCTATTGTAGTCGTTACTAATTGCAGTACCAGTTAAATTAGACTGTGCAGTAAGTGTGGAAGTCGCTGCTGCACCGCCATCTGACCACTGTGTTCCGCCGCCTGGAGCAATTTGAGCAAAACTAGGCTGTCCGCCTTGTGCAACACCGCTTAGTTCCTGCCAACTTACACTGCCTGGATCTATTGGATAATTTTGTGGATTAAGTACACCCTGGACAACAATACCACCTGCGCTAGCTTCTGAAGTAATTTCAAGTCCTTGCAGTAATAATTGCGCACGGTTTAGTAGTTCTCTTTCACCTAGGTCTCCAACAATAGCGTTTGAAACACTAGGAGATAATCGAATCATAAATGCAGTATTTCGAGTAGTACTAACTGTAATGCCTGTTTCTGCATATGAGAAGATGTAACCTCTATCTTCATCAAAGCCGCCATCCGTTATCATTGCAGAACCCCAGTGACTAATTAACGGGGTAATTGTTTGTGATATTAATATAACACCTGTTTTTGTTACGTGTGTTGCTGCTGCTCCTGCTGTGTAACTTCTTACTGAGCCGCCTTGGAAGTTAGTAAATGCTGCTGCTCTCGTGCAACCAGTTAGTGTATTGTCTGTTCTTCCTGTAAATTGAATAATTTCATTATCAATATAAACTGTTCCATATGTTGGGAAAAACTTGCCTTCAGCAGCATCTAGCAATATAGTTGTCTGACTGGTTGTCATGTCAGCTGCAAGTCTGCCGTTGGGGCCTTCATTAGTAACTTCGTAACGTACAGGCAAGTTGCCTGATCTCATAAATGCTTCTGTGTTTACGTTTGAATTACGCATTCTGTGTGCAAATACAAAGTTACCATCTGCTCCACGTAGCATATAGTCAATAAAACCAGCTCCATACCAACTGTACTGAATACCAATCATTTGCATTTTAGCAATATCAATATCGTAACCACTTGGTCCTGTGCCGTCTAGTCTATCTAAGTTAAAGTCTGCTTGTTTAGTACGCTTGTCAGATACTATCATTGCTTTAGCACCAGTAACGTTTGTTACACCTCTAAAGTCTGGAGTAACAGTCATGTTAGTTTGGTCAATAACGTGACTTACAACATGCGTCATGCCTCTAATAACAATTCTGTCGCCTGCTTTAAGCTGGTCTCTAAATCTAGTGTTAGTTCCTGTTACTAAGTTTTTATCAACTTCTATAGCAATAGTACCTGCTACTTGATGTGTGCCAGTACGCTGTACTACGTTAACTTGTGTGCCATCAAACTCCCAGAAGATTCCGTTTTGGTCATCAAAGATGCCTGAGCGTACTGTAGCGCCATGCCAAGATACAACACTCATTTGTGCGCCAAATCCTAGTACAGCCGTTGTTGACCCTAATCTGCGCTTTGATAGTACTTTAAATGTACGTTCGTTTACAACCTCTGTAACTTCATAATCAAACTTAGGAGGAACAGCAGTTTCGTTACCACTGTTATAGCCTGGTGTTTCTACACCTAGTAATCTAATTACGCCGCCTATTTGTACACCATGATCATTATCATCTGTAGTAATTGTAATTTCTGCTCCAACCTCAATGCCAGATGCAGTTACACTCTGTATGTCGTAACTTGGAGCAAATAATGCACCAGTAGTATACATAATACCTTTACCTGACTGATATCTAATATACTTTTTACTTTGACGTATTGCCTGTGCTCCGTGTTGCGGACCGCCTGTGCCTAATTGCACTCCACCGTCAAATGGTCTGTGAATAAAGAAGCTATCTGGTCTTGGAAATACTGCTCCAACTATTTGATTGGCACTTGCATCGGATGTAATTGCACCAACTGTTCTTGCTTGGAATCGTAAACTAGTTGTTGTTGGTATTTCAGTAGCAATATAAGAGCCTGCTGCTAAGTTGTGGTTGTTTGTGTCGTCGTCACTAGTAATACTAGTAATAAATGTATCACCTGGTACTAGACCATGTGCTGTAGTAAATTCTGCTTGCAATGTAGCAATAGCACTATATGTAATTGGTTGATCTATTGTTATGGCACCTGTAGTTGATTCTGTCATTGTAACTGTAGAGATTAAATCAATCTCTACACCAGAAGCTGCTTCTGTAAAGGATTCATTCGCAGTTACAATATTGCCAGCTGCGCCTACGGCTGTTATTGATATATCTAAATCGTTTAGTGGCGACACTCCGTCAAGTGCTCCGCCTGGTACTTGAAGTCGATCACCGACTTTATAATCT